CAAAACTCTAAGGCGATACACGAAATTATAAAGCAATGCAGTAAGAATGAATGGGCAATCCTAACATACGACCTTAAAACACTACACCAGCACCATTCAGGTGCGATGTCCTTAATAGCGGAGGGTGACGATGTTGGTGTGCCCGTCTATTTCATTGAAGGTGGAGCTGTCATACAAACATTATTTAGTAGAATATGAGAGAACCCGATAAGGTCTGGGACATTCCCCTATGGGAAACCAATCACAGTAAACAACGGCTACTCCAAGAAGAAGCGATGGACTTTCTGTCGTATAAATTGGGGTACGAAATGAGCGAGGAAACAGATGACCCAACGAGAAAGGCTTATAAACACTTTGACGGCTACAACCACTACCCTGATGGGAATCTTACGGCTCTTGATTACGATAGTGGGCATCCTGTCTGGCTTTGCGCTGATTTCAACAGGTCTCCTCATTGTTGGGCTCTTCTCCAAGTTAAAAGAGCTCGTAACGGACTCAAGCAGTACCTTATTTTCGATGAAATCTTCTCCAAAGAGGCTTTAACAACCGAACAAGCACTAAAAGCAGTAGAATTACTTAATAAATGGGGTATTTCGAAGGTTTTATTGGCTGGAGACAACACTTCTAACCAAAAAAGTGGTAATTATGGTCGTGTAGGTAAAAATGATTGGGATTACGTGCGAGAAGTGCTTGAGGAGAACAATATTTTGTATAAAAACGAGCTAGACATACAAAATCCGAAGCGAAAGGTGCGAGTAGATAAAGTAAACAACGTAATTTACGCTGGAACCAATGGAGAGCGAAGATTACTGGTCAATACGAGATGCGAACACGTTATAAAAGACTATATGTACTCCATCGTAAACGATAAAGGGCTAAAAATAGACAATGGAGACAGGGGACACATGTCCGATGCGACAGATTACGCCATTTGGCGCAACGAAAGAGGCTCCGCCTCCCCTATGTATGTGCTCCGCTAACTTCTTTTTATAGCTTTAGCACGCTTGCCCATTCCAACACGTCTCTTTTCACGTACTGCCTTTTTGCCCTCACCACGTTTACGCAGTTCTTGCCACGTTACTGGAGTCTTAGAGCTAACCTTAACGGTGGGTCGACACTTCTTTACGCCCTTAAACTTGGCTGAACCACAGGGTGATCCGTCTTGAGTAGTCCATTTTTCTTTCATCCATCGGGCTACTCCAGTTTTACCTGACTTAGTTCCTTTGTACGTTCCACCCCTTTTCTTGTATTCCTTTACTATCCACGCAGAAGCATACGCACTAGGAAATATCTTGAATTTACGTTTAGCCTCAGACTTAACTCGACTGTATAGGGCTGGTTTTGCTGGAGTGTTTGCCATAATTGCGTCAAACTTATGGCTGAATTACTCTAAAGTTCAATACCAATATCTTTACCGTACAACGCTAACTTAGTAGATTGTAGTTGTTTCTTTTTAGGTTTTTTATACTTAGTAACTAAATCTTTTGCTTTAATAGGCTCAAATACCCTTACTTTATTAGCGTTTAGGGTCAAACACAACACAACGCAGTCGGATAGCAATGGGCTTTTTACTAGAGGATCGTTCTTCTGAAACATCCATGATAAACCAAACTGTTCAGCCTGTTTAAGTAATTGGCTTTTAACGTGAAGGTTATGAGCGTTATTTACGATCATGTCTGCACTATAAGACTTGTTTCTGCTTTTGTATATGCCTACGTCAGGCTGAGTGCATTTTTGATCCATTTCCGTGTACATAAGCCAAACGGCATATTCAGCTAATTTACCATAATAAATGTCCTGTTTAATTTTACTAGGGTTGTCTTGACCACGTCTTTTGTATTCCGCCTTATTAGTTCGATAACACTTTTCCGCAAAGTCAATAATCTGTAACTTGTACGTATTATCCATGGTTACTTCTCTGTACTTCATGTCTATTAAGTTTAGTATTGAATCTTTATGGAATATACGTATATTTTTGACACCATGAGTAGCAAAAAAGACCCAAAACTTATAAGGTACGGAGTAAGTGGTTATAACAAGCCTAAGCGTACTCCAAATCATCCTACTAAGTCTCATATTGTAGTAGCAAAAGTGGGCAACAAAGTAAAGGTCATACGCTTTGGTCAACAGGGTGTATCAGGTTCAGGTAAAAACCCAAAGACTAAAGCAGGAAAAGCTAGACAAATGTCGTTCAAGGCTAGACACGCAAAGAACATAGCTAAGGGACGTATGTCAGCAGCTTTTTGGGCGGATAAAGTAAAATGGTAACGTTATGCCTCTTCAGCGTGGTTCTTCACCAAATATTATTCAGCAAAACATTCGACAACTTATCAAAGAGGGTTATACGAAGCAACAAGCTATCGCTATAGCCCTACAATATTCAAGAAAGTAATGATAGACACCTCAAAGCTATACTCCGTATCCAAAGACGCTGTCGAAGACATCGTAATGAAAGAAACTCGTCACCCCTATTACAGCGTGGTTCTTGACCGAGCTAAAATCATGAACAGTTGGTTTCAGGCGGAGTATGACGAGTACACAGCCATTTCAAGTACGGTTTTCTCTGATAAGTCATATATCATTGACCAAAGCAGTATTGAATCAGATGACGAGTACAGAGAGCGTTTAGGTCGAATGAAACTATTTCCATTAGAGCAAAAATTCTTCTCAGCACAACAGCGCATTTATGACGAGAACAACGTCAACCGAATGTACCCTGAAAACAAAGACTTCTGGAAGTACAAAGAGACTAATTTTGATGATGCAGGGTGTTCCATCACCGAGTTTTACCGAGACAAGGTTCTCTTCGTAAAAGAGGTTTTGGGGTTTGGCGCAGTAGTAACCGACCTTATGATGGATGGTAACGGCAACCCTGTTACCGACACAGACGGTAACGTAGTTCCTTACAACTTCGTTGTTCGTCCTCACGAAATATGGAATTTTCAAGTGAAGCAAGGCGCTCTCACGTTGCTTGTTACTAGGCAAATGTATTATGACCTAGACAACGTTAAAAAGCATAAGTGGACTGCCTACACACCTGAGTACATCTGCGTGTACATCGAAGAGAACGGGAAGAAACAAAAGACGCTGGAGATACCTAATCCATTTGGAGAAGTTCCAGCCACGCTACTCAAGGGTCAGACGGATGCTAACAGTTCGTTCATTGTAGGTAAGCCACGTAGATATTCGTTAAAGGGAATGTACCTAGCCTCTTCTGAGTTGTTCTATGATCTGAAGAAGGGTTCTGAACTGTTCGGGCATCCTATTCCTGTTCTCACAGATTCAATCGTTAGGTCTCTAGCTGGTGTCGCTGATGATGACCAATACGATTCACGAACCATAAAAGAAGGTGTAGGTATGGCTATCATTATTCCTGATGACCAGCAAATACCTAGTAACATGTTGTACCAAGCGGATATGCAGGGTCTTCAACACCTTAGAGATGTAATTTTTGGTGACCTGATGTCACTCATCTTCTCTATGGCTCAGGTTCGAGACAAGTCCATTGTTAAGAGCAATGTATCGGGCTCCGCTAAACGTTTTGATAACGTAGAAGAGCAAGGGTTACTAGCGTCTACAGCTATGGACATGGAGATGATAGAGATGCAGGTACTCAAGAGAATGGCTAAGGTTCGTGATGAAGATTATAACAAATACACTGTTACCTATTCTAAGCATTACGACTTATCTAGTGCAGACGAAATATTTTCAGATATTACTGAGGGTATGCAATATCACGCAATGTCTTTACCTCTAATTAAAAAATTAACTGCTGAATATATGCGCAAGCGCTCTATGCCTCAAGAAGATATTGAAGAAGTAATGCAGTACTTTGATGATTATGGTATGCCTAAAACATCGACTGACCTACGAAATTTAGTGGATATTCTACCACAAGAAGAACTTCAACGCCAGGCACAAGTTGGTATTGAAACACAAAGCGAGCAATAATTAACTTATAACCACATTATGAGCGAACAAAACATAGAGCAAGCTGATGCTCCTGAATCAGCAGTAGAGGAGACAACCTCACAAAACACCGTACAATCACAACAACCAGAGTTCGATAAAGACAAGTTCTTTCGTGGAGCATACAACGAAGGAAAAAGTAAGGTCGAAAAGGATGTTGTAGGAAAGTTCTCTGAATTATTGGGAAATAACGTTGAGTCATTGGATGATGCTTTTTCGCTAATCCAACAGACGCTTCAACCCAAGCAAGAGGAGAAGGGTGAGTCTGAAAAGTTGCGTGAGCTATTACAACAGTACCAGCAAGAAGCTGAGTCTGCAAAAGAGCAACTCATGATGACTCAAATGGAGAGTCGCATAAACACTGAATTTCAGTCAGCGTTTGGTGCACTCCAACAAGATAATGAACTGACTTTACGCCAAGACTACGTAGAACAACTGTTCTATAATGAGTATGAGATAGAGGAGTCTAATGGGGAATTTTATGCCGTTAAAGATGGTGTTCCTGACCTAGATCAACAAGGCAACAGAAAGTCAGTGGCTAACTCACTCGTTGAGTTTGCTAAACAATTTGCGAAACCCAAGAAAGTGGGTGCTGGCGGAGCAACTGGTGGTACTCCAGCTAGTAGTGAAAGACCTAGTCGAGCAGAGTTTCAACAACTTGTACGCTCGTCTAATCCAGCAGACCGTGCTAAGGCAGAAGAGCTCTTCGGAGCGATGAGAGCCGCAGGCGGTTGGGCTGAACAAGCGTAAATCCATCTTATTATGGTTAGGCAAAACCTTAATTGTCATGTTCTGGTCACAGCGACCCAAAAGCTAAAATATAACATTATACCTATAATTTAACTTTTATAAAGACATGGCAATTAATAGTAATTTTTCCATTTACGAACCAGAGGCGTTTGTTGAGGTTGCACTAGCTAACCAATACCCAAACCGACCAATGGTATCCAAAGCCGTTACTAACGTAGCTGGCGCATCTATCGAAGGTCTCGTTGCAGCTCGTAACAAGACTGTAAGCATTACTCGTGCAGTAAAACCTACTGGCGCTCCTAGTGCATACTCAGGAAGCTATAGCTTAGGAACCCCTAATGCTAGTGAAGAGCAATTAGTAATTAACAAGCACTACTATGCTGGATTCAGCATCGACAAAGCTGACCAAAAGTTTGCCCTTCCTGACTTAGTACAACAGCACTTCGTACCAAGACTACACCAACTTATTGACCAAATCAATAGTGACGTGAAAGTTGAGGCTCGTAAGGCTTTTGAAGTAGCTTTCGCTGACAACAACACTGACTCTACTGTAATGGACGACAATGACCTTGCAGAAGCTAGAAAGATTATGGCTTCTCGTAAGTTCACTACTGATAACCTAATGATGGTTATTGACCCATTCGTAGAGAAAGACCTTACTACTTTGAACATCTTCCAACAAGCTAACCAACGTGGTTCTGCTGACATTCAGTTAGGTGGAGCTATGGCTCGTGCGTATGGATTTGACTTCTTCGTAGATAACGAAGGAAGTGACCATACCGCTGCTACTGTAACTGATGCTGTTCTTGCAGCAACAGAAGCTATCGGTCAAACTGCATTAACTATCGACAATGGTAGTGGTGGTGCAGCAACTGTATCTTTAGCTGAGGGTGACATCGTTACTTTTGGTTCTGCTAAAAGTTCTGACGACTTCTACACTGTAGAAAGCCAAACCGG